AAGTCTCCTTTCGCATTTCTTATTTCGTTTCCTGTTGTTAAATTTTTCTGTGAAATTTCAAAACTTCGCAATGCCACATTTAAGTCATGTTCTTTTATGTCGCTTTCGCAAATATCCCAAGTGTTCTCAAAGTTAAACCTATGCACATAATACGCACCTTCGTAAACCTCTGTGTCATCACTCACAAAAGTAGTCATATATTTTTGAGTTTGGGAAAATCCACTTGAAAATTTAACTCCTAAAAGTGCTTTAAAAAGCCATACTCTGATATCCTCCACTTCATCTCTTAAATCTCTTGCCGCAAGCGTTTGCTCTGCGGGCATAACTACATAAACAGAGAATGGCTGATATATGTTAAATCTATAATCATCAAGTGCCGTGAATTTATTAACTCCATCACTTTGGGTATATCTGCCTTTACTTGCCGTTGCGGAATTTAATACAACGAACATCCAGTATTTATTTAGTGCCTTTTCTGTATAAGCGGAAATACATCTATCTATATTTGCTCCACCATTTATACGAATTTCTTTGTGTGCAAAAATTGTTCCACTTGCGTTTGCATACGGAGTTTTCCAAAGTGCATAACTAAAAGTATCATCGGTTAATTTAGTTATAGTTTAAAATAGGCGAACCAGTCGCAGGCGTCGCAGGCGAGTTTAAAACTTCAAAAGTAAAGGTATTTTTATTTTGCACTGATAAAAGTTTTTTAGTGCCGTTGTAATCCGCTTGTACCGAACCCGAAATGTTTATATAAGTAGTGGTTTTAAATAGCGTTAAATCGTGTTGGTAAGTACTTACCGCAGTTGCTACATTGCCTATGCGAGTAATTGTAACAGGGTTATTTAAAACCGCACCTGTAACACAAACTTTGTCATTATTTATAAGCCCGTGAGCCGTTGCCGTCGCAGTTGCAACCGCTCCGCTCTTTGTAAGCGTAGAAATAGATATTTTTTCCGAAAATTTATCAGTGTAAAAAGGTATTACTGATTGAAGTTGTAAAATTATATCGTATGCTTTCATATTTTACCCAAAGACTTACCTATTTCTTTTTGCAAATGTCCTCTTAATTTCTGCTCATTTTTTTTCACAGATGGCTGTAAAAATGGGCGTTTAACCATTTTTTTTGTGCCTTTCTCTAAAAACGGGCTGTATTTCATACCCGCCCCGAACTCTAACTCACTGCCATTGTTAACTTTAAAATCCAAACTACGCCTATTTGCACCTGTCCTGTTTGCAGGATAGTCTAGCGGAGCACCCGCATTGATTTTAACCCTTTGCTTACCTCTGTAAACAATATAAGCCCTGCCTGTTTTTTTTCTTTTTATTTCCTCGTTAGCCGTTGCCTTAAAATCTTTACCTGCTAAAAAAAATGCCTGCCTAATACCACGCTGAAAATCTTTTGAGAGATTTTTTACCTTGATTAAAAAACTATTATTATTTTGCGGTATTATTTTAAAACTCATATCTTGTTAACAGCCAAAGTACTGTCGCCTCTTTTTGCACATTTAAAAGCTAAAATTTCATTTCTCTCATCTAAATTCTCTATGTCTAAAATCTTGTAATCCTCTGCACGATACTCAATTAAGCAAGTAGTGGTTATTTCCGCATACGGATTAAAGCGGATATAAAAAATATGTGTGTAAGCATTGCTTAAATTTGAACCGTCAAATAATTCTGTACCCCTTGAAGTCTGCACCATTGCAAAAGTTTCAAGTATTTTAGTTTCAGGTTTTGTGAAATCTACCCCGCTATTTGAAGCAGTCAAAACAGGGAACATAATTTTAATAACTTCCGTAAAGTTACCTATGCAAATACCCCTTTTTTTGTTTTGTATTTTAGTACAAATTTTCACGACAGAACCTCGTAAATTTTATATTGCTTTAAAACTAGCAATGCTCCAGTTGGTATACCTTGCTCCGTTAACTCTATAGAAGCATTTAAACCTTGCTCACAATCCCCACGACTAGCCCATAGTGAAGCCACAATCTGTTTTAAGGCAGTCTTTATGTCATCAGGCACATCATTTGCCATAAGCTCACCAGTTGCCGTAGCGTTAGCCCCAGTTGCCGTATAAGTAAAGGTATTTGCCCCAGTTTTTGTTATTATAAAAGTGCCATTAAAATAAGTTTCATTTGCACCCGTTATAATTATTTTCTGCCCGCTTAAAAAGTTATGTGCCAGCGTTGTGGTTACTGTTACTGTGCCGTTTAACATAACCGCAGAACTTATTTTTTTTGCATTAAACCCCGCCCAAAAAACTATCTTAAAATTAGGGGAGTTCTCATCTAATAAAATACTTGAAAATGTGGATTTTGAAAGTAAAATACCATAATTGTTGTTATATAAATTTAAATACTCAGTACTTGCCAAAGTTTCCCAAACATCATCTAACAAATAAGTTACGCTATCTATTTGAAAAACTTTTGAGCGGAATAAACTTATAGGGAAATTAAGACTATAAGCCGTGCCTTCCAAAAGATATTTTTTTGCCAAAATATCCCGCTTTGTATATTTTTCAAAAAAAGAAGTTGCGGAATTTATTAAGCTAAATAAATAAGTATCCTCTGAAGTATTAGAAGCGTCTATTTTCAAGTGTTCTTTAATTTCGGCAACACTTATCACAGGCGTTGGCGTTTGGTATTGTAATATAATGGTATTCATTTTTTCTTTTTCTTATTGTATTTTCTCACAGTTTTATTTTCTATTTTAAGAGCTTCGTTTTTCTGCTCCGAAAGCTCTTGTTTTTGCTCTGTAATTTCTGAAATTTCTGTTTTGTTTTCTAAAATTTCAGAGCAATATCCGCCAGTTAAAAGTTTATCTTTGTGAGTTAGCGGAAAATCGTATACCTGCCCAGCCCCAAAGGACTGGACAGATATACCGTCAAAACTAAAGGCAAATGCCTTTAAAGTTTTCAGCTTAATCATATTAAGCGTTATCCCCTACATCTTGTAACTCGGGGTCAAGTATTGCAAAAGCACTTATCAAAGCACCAGTTGTTGTACCAGTTGAAACTATGCTTAATCTTATGTAGCGTTTTTTTCCGAGATAAGATATTTTTTTAATCTTATTGTCATCAGCCGCTACAAAAGTGGCGTCTGCTTCCTGCCCAGCTGCAACGCCTTTGCGGTAAAGGTCTGCATCAGCAACAGCCGAAGCGTCGCTCAAGTTAGAAGCGTCGCCTTCTTCTATCAACGGCACATAAGAACCGTCCGTTACAGTGCCTGACATTATGGCTAGCATTGCCCCTCTGTTATTTTCCTGCAGGTCTATTATTGCTCCAACAGTTGTAGTATCAGTGTTAATAACTCTCGGGCTTAATGCTATTCTTGTCTCAAGTTTACTTGCTATTTCTGCTCTTGGCATAATTTTAAATCCTCCTTAAATTAAGATTTTATTTTGAGAAGTTTGAAACTTTCAAAGTTAGTTACCGCACCGCCTACACGCTTGCGGGTATAGTATTCTATGTACGGTTTTTTGGCTGAAAAATCTTTGAAAAGAGTTATACCGAGTTTGTCTACTATGGTATATCCCACTCCAAAGTTTCCATAAATAATAGGAAATGTTCCTGCAACCAAAGCACCAGCGGTCAATCCAGTAAGGTCATCGCATAGAATTATTTTTTTACCAAAAGCTGACAGCGGGTCGTTTTTGTCTACCACAAAATGATAAAAACTACTATCCTTTAGCGTTAGTATTTTATTTGCCCAAACATCTCTTTTCATAAGCCAAACAGAGCCAGCTTGGTAAGGTTCTTTAACCAGTCCTTGAAGTTTTATTAAATCCTCATATACAACAGTTGTTGAACCTGCGGTTTCCCATTGTTCTACTTTGTACCTTTCATAAGAGCCATTAGTAGTCCACGCAGGATATGATATGATACCTCTCGGCTTCATAACTCCATTGCCTGAAATAAAGGCAGTGTTTTCTTCTCTAGAAAGTTTATCTGCAATCTTTTGAGCGAGCCAGCCCTCAATATCAAAGCCAGCATCCTCAAGCATAGTTTGAGTAATAGTAGGATTTGCATATTGTTCGTGAACGGGAATTTTTAAAAGCCCAATTTGAGGGGTATTAGTATTTGTGGGAGTTGTCTGTTCACCAACCCAACCACCGCTAGACGCTTCATTGTCATCAATGACGGCTTCTATTTCGTTTGAGGTAGTGGTGCGAACATTAGCAACCTGTCTTAAAGGCGAGGTTTCAAAAATCCTGCCGTTTATAATGCCTATCCTTTCGGGGGTTATAAAATAGCCACCATTTGGCATTACATTGGTTTCAAGTGCTTTTGCTTGAGCTTCTATAACTTCTCTTGAAGCGTTTTTGCATTGATTGCTTGCAATTTTTTTGCAAACTTCAGATATTAAATTTTTAGGTATTTCCTTACCAAATCTAATATAAGAATTTAATGCCTCTGCATATTCGGTACTTGTTTTTAATTCACCAGTACCCATACGAAGTGCGGATTTTTCCATTTCGGATATTTTGGCTTTGGCTTCCTGCAAAGTTAAACCCATATCCCCGACATCTTTTTGCATTTTTGAAATAACTTCTTTGTCTATGCAATCTTTGTTCCCCTTTTGCTCAATTTCGGTTTGTTTTTTCTGCATTGTCAAAACTAAACCTTTGAGCTCTTCCATCTGTGTACTTAATTGTGTACCTTCCATAATTTTATCT